CAACCCCTTTGAGACCCATAACCTGTGGGCAAAAGCAGATAAACCATTCCAGTTTTTGGCGGCTGTTTTTGCTTATTACAGTGATGAACCTGTATGCCACCTACCAATATCGCTCGACGGTACTAATAGTGGTGTACAGCATTACAGTCTCGCCACTCGAAACTCTAAAGATGCTGCTATGGTAAATCTAATACCATCAGATACGTGCCAAGACATATATCAAAGTGTGGCAGACCGAGTGATTGAGGGCCTTCGTTTAGATGGTCGTGAAGAAGCCAGAAAATGGCTAGAATTTGGTATCACACGATCCACAGTAAAACGTAATGTTATGACCTATGGTTATTCATCGGTTGAGCGTGGGTTTGGCGATCAGATTATGGAAGATCTCATGCATCCTTTACAACGGGATGTACACTACGGGAAATTGCAAGAGCATCCGTTTGGTACATTAAGAGATCAAGAACGCTATGCAAGGTTCCTTGCTAAATTTAGTTACGAAGCAGTTCAGGAAGTTATATCATCCGTCGCTCAAGGCATGAAGTTTTTACAGTCTTATGCCCATGCTCTCGCACGTGAAAACAAATCGGTAAGGTGGACCACTCCCAGCGGTTTTCCAGCTGTTCAGAGGTATACACAACCCGATGTAAAGCGCGTTAAGATCTTTTTATATGATCGAGAGGCTAAGTTACTCAAACAAACGCGGGTGACACTTAATGGTATGGGGTCGAAGTACGACACAAGGAAGTCTCGAGCAGGGATAGCTGCAAATGTTGTTCACTCTTGGGATGCTGCACATATGCAAATTGTGATCGTGACTGCACTTGATCAACCAGAGCCAATCAAAGACTTCTTTATGATACACGATAGCTTTGGAACTACAGTTTCGGAAACTTGGAAGTTTTATCATTGCATCCGTCTCGGTCTGGTTGACATGTATGAAGACAATTGCGTTTTAGGTAACTTTGAGATTGAATGCCGAAACCGCCTTTCAGACCCAGACATGGATTTAGCAGTAATTCCACCCAAAGGCACACTTGATGTACGAGTAGTCTTAGATAGTGAATATTGTTTTAGTTAAATTATGACACGACAAATGTGAGGGTTTCTGAGGTACAGTGACCCTCATAATTTTATTATTAAATTGGTATTTTTAAGTTCTCCACTAAGGGACCCCCGTAGAACCTAAGAAGATGGTTCATGTTGGAAACTCTTTTAGGAGAACACAGATATGAGTACCAAAAACAAGTTTGTCTCACCGGCTGGTATTGCGCAATACCCATGGCTTCAACCTGGGCGGCCTGACACTGCTTTTGATCCAGAAGGGAAATATAAGGTTGAACTTCGTCTGGCACCAGGAGGTGCCAAACACATCACGGATTTGATTGAACGTACAAAGGCTGAAAACTTCGGTGCTAACGATAACGTTCATTCCCCCTTTAAAATTGAAGAGGATACTGGTGAGTATTTATTTAAGATGCAATCAAAGTATCAGCCTAAATACTATGATGCCAAGGGTAACCCAATCCCAATTGAACAAGTACCACCGATGTTTTCTGGATCAGAACTCCGTGCGTCTGGTCAAATTGATGCCTACACGAATGGTGTAAAGAAAGGTATTAGTTTACGTTTAGCTGCCATACAGATTATTAACCCTGTGTCTGGTGGTACTGGGGATCATGCAGGTGATTTTGACAGCGTAGAGGGTTTTGAAGTGTCGGGAGATAGTCAGGCTGATTCAGGGGCTGACTTTAATGACGAGCTTGAAGATTTCTAAAACTGCCTTCAGACTTGGTTATAGGTCTGGTTTAGAGAAACGAGTAGGTGATCAAATCATTGAGGCAGGGATCAAACTGTCTTATGAGACAGACAAGATCTCTTACACAGTCCCGGCACGTCAGGCCAAATACACACCTGACTTCAAGCTCCCTAAACCAGGGGGCTTTTTCTTTGTCGAGACCAAGGGACTCTGGACAGTAGAATCGCGCCAGAAACACCTGTTGATCAAACAACAGTTCCCAGACATCGACATTCGCTTTGTCTTCTCAAACCAGAACGCGCGTTTGTACAAGGGTTCACCTACAACATACGCGGCGTATTGCGCGAGGCACGGCTTCAGGTATGCAAACAAGGTCATACCTGATGACTGGCTTGAAGAGGCCAGGGAAGGCTCAGAATACGAACTCGTCTCTAAATAAAAGAGGCTTTTGTATTTTGACACCAAGGAGAGAGCGAGGGGGCGGCTTGGGTCGCCCCCTTTTGATTTCAAGGAGTAGACAAATGGCTAACAAGAGCATCAAAATAACAGAAGTGGTAACCCCAACACCAAAGCAATCTTATGAGATCTTCGAGATGTTACAGATTGCGTATGATCGTAAGAACCAGCGCTACATGAAGGCAGAGACGGATCAGTCAGTAGCGAATGAACTTGAGATTGAACGCTGGGGATGGGTGACACAGATCCGCGAACAGTTTTTTGGACCAGACGGTAACGAAGACGACTTAATTTCAGTCAACGAAATAAAAGATTGGCTTAAGAAAGTAGATAAGCAGGTCTATGAGATACAGGTCCTCTTATCAAACTTAGAGAAATCAAGATCACAAGCAAACATACTTTTAGGCAAGATTAAGACATCTGATAATAATAAGGTAGCTTGATGATGCTAGAGGAAAACAAAAGCACCTTTGTGGGTCACATACCATGTGATGAGTGTGGGTCACGTGATAATGGCGCGATGTATAGCGACGGGCATGTCTATTGTTTTGGCTGTGGAGCTTGGGTTGCTGGTGATGGTGACGCACCACAGTGGGTACCAAAAGAACGCCCTCTAGTACCTCTAATCAATGGAACATTCCAGCCTTTGAGGGCGCGTAAGATCACTGAAGAGACCTGTCGAAAGTTTGGCTATACGGTTGGTTTTATGGGTGGTCAATCAGTGCAACTAGCAATGTACAGAGACACCCAAGGGCGCCCAGTAGCGCAGAAGGTTAGAACCAAAGATAAGAACTTCAACATTGTTGGAGATGCAAAGAAGATGACACTGTTTGGGTCACACTTGTGGTCTAACGGAAAGATCTTGGTGATTACAGAAGGTGAAATAGATGCAATGTCTATATCGCAAATTCAAAATCATCGTTGGCCGGTGTGTAGCATTGGATTTGGGGCCAAGGCAGCTAAGAAAACACTTTTAGACAACTATGATTATGTGACTAGCTTTGACTCAGTTGTCCTCGTGTTTGACACAGACGAGCCGGGTCGCGCGGCTGCTATTGAATGTGCAGAAGCGTTACCTATTGGCCTGTGTAAGATTGCAAACCTAGGTCAACACAAGGACGCCAATGAGGCACTTGTGAAAGGGGATGCCCAAGCAGTCATTCAAGCGATCTTTCAGGCGCGAGACTATCGCCCTGATGGAATCGTGGCAGCTGCCGATCTCAGAGAGGTTATAGGTGTGGGGGATGCTGTCTCTCCCATTAGTTATCCTTACAGTAAGCTTAACGATATCACGAAGGGCTTACGTCTGGGGTCACTGGTCACCATTGCCGCTGGCTCTGGGGTCGGCAAGTCTACCTTCGTGAGAGAGCTAATGTACCATGTACAACAGTCAGGGTTCCCCATCGGCATGATGATGCTCGAAGAGAGCACCAAGCGTACCGCCCAGGGCCTCGTTGGTCTGCACATGAATAAAAACATTAGTGTATCGGTAGAAAATACAAGTGAAGACGACATCGTTGTTGCATTCGATGATATGTGTAAAGCTAGTGAGTTCTATTTATTTGATCACTTCGGATCTACGGATCTAGACGTCGTAATCAATCGGATTCGCTACATGAACAAGGCCCTTGGATGCCAGGTGATCTGCCTGGATCACATCAGTATCCTGATTTCTGGCTTAACCTCTGGGGTCTCTGATGAACGTAGGCTCGTAGATGACATAATGACTAAGCTACGTGTTGAGGTCCAAGCCCTAGGCATCTGCCTCATTCTGGTGTCTCACCTACGTCGTCCACAAGGTGACAAGGGACACGAAGGAGGTGCTCAGGTTAGTCTTAGTCAGTTGCGTGGGTCGCATGCAATAGCGCAACTAGCGGACACGTGTATTGGTCTCAATGTTGATGCTGAGGATCCAACCTCAGGCAAGCGTAACATCGTTGTTTTGAAGAACAGACACACAGGTGAAGTTGGCGCAGCTGGTGTTCTCAGGTACGACCTAGAGACAGGACGTTTGGCTGAAACTAACGACTTTAATGATTTAGAAGACGTACCTTTCTAGTCATGCAGTGGTTTACAGTCTTATTCATTGAGTACACCAGTGCTCAGTACGGTTACCTGTGGGCGCAGGTACTCTTCCCCACCTTCGATCAATGTGAACAGGCTATGGAGATCCATGAGTCTCTTTACGAGACCTATCAAGACGCTGCGGTCTACTGCCAGCGCATCAAACTAAGCAAATCAATCAGACCAAAACTAAGACCAGAGGAGAGCACCCATGGTTTTTGAACGCTATTTACCCCCGTTAACTATGAACGACTACCAGGCCAACATGGCCCAGTGCGCCAACTTTAAGTGGAAGGTGATCTACCCTGCGCTAGGCGTAGCGAATGAGGCCAGTGAGGTCCTAGGCAAGATTAAGAAGCTCAAGTCACGCCAGAAGCGCGGCGTGATCAATAGGTCTGTAGACAACAGATGACCCGCTGGGTCTGGGACCTGGAGAGCGATGGACTATTAGACAAAATCAGCAAGATTCACTGCATTGTCTTAAGACACGTTGAGACCAATGAGGTGCAAACCTATGGTCCCGA